GAAAAAAATACCTATTATAGGTTTAATAGTAGGAGTAGGTTTAGCAGTAAAAAGAGCAATGTCAGGTGATATATTAGGTGCATTAGGAGAAATTGGTTCTGGTGTAGCTTCTTTATTCCCCGGTATAGGTACAGGTATTTCTATGGGTATAGACGCAGCTTTGATGGCTTCAGATGCAGGAGGATATACAGGATTGGATGGAGGTTCATTATCTGTTGGTGGAGGTAATGTTGAAGTTGATGACTTTACTCTAAGTACTAACCCTAGAGATACTCTTGTTATGGCAGGCGGTACTAGATTAGGAGGTAATGTTGAATCATTATTAGAACAACTAATTGAAACTGTTAAAATAACTTCAGGTCAAGATATTAAGTTAGATGGATTCGTAATAGGAGAAATACAAGGATTATCAGATACTACTATAAAAAATAGCTAACTATATTAACATTTTAAACTATTTATAATTAAAAACGTAAAATTATGTCACTAAAAAATTCATTAAAAAATACATCATTATCACTAGGAGGAGTAGATATACCTAAAAGAGATGGTAGAGCAATAGATGCTTTAAAACCTACTGTAAAAAATACTCCTTTAAGTATGAAAGGTGAAACACCTAAACCTGATTATAGTACTCTTATATCAGATTTAGACCCTAGCAAAACTGCATAAATTAAACCCTTGAAATAATGGCGTTAATTAATTTACAAACTAATCTTAAAGATTTAAAATACCAAGATTTTGGTGGAGAAGCTCCTTTTATTACAAAGGATATAAATAATCCACCAAATGAAAGAGGTATAGAAAAAGCAACCACTCATCGTATAGATGATTTGCAGAGATTTGGTAAATTTTTAACATCTGGTAAAGGAGTAAGGTGGGTAGCTAATCAAGGAGCATTAAATGTACTTGAAGCACAGATTAAATCTTCTCCTGACGGTAGATCTAGAAGTTTTGCAGGACAAATACTATCCGGTGGATGGTCAACAGCTAAACTAATAGCTTCTACTGCAGCACAAATACCCGTTAACGGTACAGGGACACATTTTGTGGAAGGTTTTGGAGGTAAAAATGGATATTTAAAAGGAGTACAAGGCCATGTATTAGCTAGAAATGGAGGTTTTATACCTACAACTAATATTTTAGAAAATACCTCATTTCCAGAAGAAGGTCCACCTGAAACTTTAAATATTGGTTCAAGAGTATTATCTAAATATGTACAACGAGGAAGTAAAAAGAGATTTGATACTAGACTAAATCAATATGTTATTAGCGGTTCAGCTCCTACTAAAAAAACTTTTATTCAAGATGTATTTGGCGGAGGAAATGATCCTACTGAAAAATTAGAGTACCAATCTAACGCTATAGAAGAAGATTCAAATTTCACAGTTATAGGTACTCATTCACGTAATGCTGAATCTAGAGGATTAGCGAAAGAAAGTTGGGGTAAAAAATCCCCTACTTTACAGACACCTATAGGATTTGTAAATAACGGGGATAATATAACCGTTCGTCAACCTGTATCATCTTCTTTAGGAGATTTTGCTGCAAGAATGCAAGAAGAAGCTGATAAATTTCCTGAATTATATTCTTCTAAAGATTTAGTAAAATTTAATATAAAAACAGTATCACCTCGAAGTAGTAATGAAGATGGACCTCTAATTACTAGATTAGATTTTAGAGCTTATATAGATTCATTTAGTGACGCTTATACAGGGGAATGGGGAAATACTAGTTATATAGGAAGAGCAGAAGAACTTTATAGTTATAAAGGATTTAAACGAGCTATACAATTTAATTTCAAAGTAGCTGCACATTCTGAAAGAGAATTACTACCTTTATATAATAAACTAAATAAATTAGTAGGTACTACAGCTCCTAATTATATGAATGAAACTTACATGAGAGGTACTTTTAATATGATTACGATAGGAGATTATTTAATTAACATGCCAGGATTCTTTAGCTCTATTTCTTTAACCTGGAATAAAGATTATTCATGGTCAGACTCAGAAAGAGGAGGAGAATTACCAATGATATTAGATGTTGCTTGTTCTTACCAGCCAATACATAGAAATGCTCCTACTAACGATATGATTTTTATAGGTCAAGACGATTTAGTACTTAAAGATTCGGATATTGTTGCTCGTCCTGCACCTGCAAACGAACCTCTTACTTTAAATGATACAGGTCCAGCTCCACAAATAGCTTAGTAAAAGATGAATAGATATAGCAGAATAGGATTATTTGAAACAAAAACAGGTAAACGTTACGTTAGAAATGTTATTTTTCCAACAATTCCACCTAGCCCTAACGATATATACGTTATAACAACTGCAGGTGATAGGTACGATACATTAGCATTAAATTATTATGATGATTCTACTCTTTGGTGGATTATAGCAGGAGCTAATAATCGTAACAAGGATTCACTTTCAGTAAAACCTGGAGTTCAAATGAGAATCCCTATGGATAAAGATTCTATAGTAGAAGAGTATAATAAGTTAAATGCTAATAGATAATGGCAGACTCAGGTAAATTATACGGAGTACCATTAAATATAGGGGTACGTAATCAAATAGCATATAGAGCTAAAAATTTAGTGTCTAAAGATAAAGATGTTCAAGATCTTATGGTTAGCAATAACCGTGGTGCTTGGGTTACTTTAACATCCGGTGCACAAACCTTAAGTGAAGAAACAGTTAAACTTAAAAATACATTAAAAATTTTTAAAAATAATGAACTTGTAGAAAAAGTTTTAGGAGATAAGTCTACAATGGGTAATCAACTTGCTCAGGCAAACGTATTGACCGGAGGAGTGCTTTATGGAAGAATAGAAGATGGTAAATTAAAATATAATAGAAGAAAAGGTATAAGTTTTGATAAACCATACAGTCCTTTAGGCAATGAAAGCAGTTATGAGCATAACCCAGAATTTGGTTTCCAACCTATGATGGGAATAACTGATTTTAAAATAGTTACTCAGTCAGCATTTGGTACTTTAAGGAAAGCTACTATAACTATAAAAGCATTTACACCCGATCAACTATCTATATTAGAAACTTTATATTTCAGACCTGGATTTACAATGTTAATAGAATGGGGTAACTCTTCTTATATAGATGTAAATGGAGAAATAAGTAGTTATAATTTAGGTATTTCAAAAACTTTTGCCGAAGGAAATATAAAAGATAAGAAAGAAACAGTTGATGGAAAAGAAGTAATAATTACTGCTATCCAGCAAATGAAGTCTATGATCAAAGAAAATAGAGAATTTTCTGGAGGTAATTATGACGGTGTAATCGGTAAAGTAGTAAACTTTAGTTGGAAATTAGCAAACGATCAAAGTTATGATTGTACAATTGATGTATTATCGGAAGGTAATGTTATTGATGCAGTAAAAACTACTTTTACTCCAAATTCTAATTCAGAATTAGAAAAATTTAAAACTAAAGATACTGCTGAAACTTCTGCAACTAGTGATGATATATTGATAGATGCTTTAGAGGCATTTAAGCTCGATAAAACTACAAGAAAAGAATATATAAAAGAAGTATATGGAGATAATAAAATGGATGTATACTACAGTGACCATTTTATGGTTGAAAATGAGGAAGCTGAAGAAGAAGAAGCTAAATATATAGATGATAAATTTTACTTCTTAACATTAAGAGATTTTTGTGTTGTATTTAATAAAATTATATTAGAAGGTCAAAATACTGGTAATATAGATGTTAAATTTAATACTAAAATGGATAGATCAGTTATGACTACCTTTCCTGGGCATATTTCTAACGATCCCGGTGTATGTGTGATGCCTTTTAGGAAAGGACTTCCCTACACACCTAATCCTAGCACTTCAGATATAGATTTTACAAAAGAAGTTAATCTTTACGGGGGTTTAACAAAACCAGCTAAAAGAACATTTTTTGGAGCACCAATGACACCGGAACCGTTATATTTACCGAGACCTAATCCTAGAAAATATGCTAATTTTGGAGAGGGAAAAGGAAAAAAAGTTCCTTTAGAAGCAGGTCAAGCAGCTACTTTTTTACCTGAAAAATTTAAAGATGAATACTCTGATGATACTCCTTATAAGATTTTAATTAATATAGATCATTTAATAAACATACAAGAATCTTTTAGAGATCAGCAAAACGAAGATCGTGAAGTCAAAGCAGTAGTATCCCAGTTTTTTAACAAACTTTTATCCGATATAAATTCTTCATTGGGAGGTATTAATAATTTAGCTTGTTTTTTTGATGAAGATAATAGTGAATGGATTATAATTGATCATAATTGTTTTGATTTAGCAGCTGGAGCTTCAACTGATAAACCTTCTACTGAACCTCCTTTATTAAATATAATAGGTTTAAAAACTGAAATATCTTCATTAGATATACAAAGTAAAATATCTAACCAAATGTTTAATCAATTAGCTATAACAGCTACTGCAAGCGGTCAAAAAGTTGAAGAAAGTATAGATAATTTTACCAGATATAATGTTAACGTATCGGATAGATACGAACCTTTTGTAAAACCTGAAAAAAAGACTAATAAGAAAACTTCTTCTACTAATTGGAAAGAAGCAAAAGAAGTAGGTCCAAAAGCAATATCAAAACCTTGGCATAGGTATATTAATGGATCTGTAGAAGGGGATAAAGTACAAAAGAAGTTTTATAGTCAAGAAGCTTTTGATGCAATGAAACCAGCACATGCTCAGTATATGTCAGCTTTAAATGATCAAAGACAAGGAAAAAATAGAGAAGCAGGAATCAAAAAATCATTCAACGGCGGGTTATTACCTATCGAATTGAGTTTTACTATAAGAGGAATAACAGGAATGAAAATAGGTGAAGCTTTTGTAATTAATGAAGTTTTATTACCTCAAAGAAGTAGGGGTAAAATTGGTTTTTCCATTACAGGTATCGATCATAGTATATCTATTAATAATGAATGGACAACTAACATTACTACTGCTATGTACAATTTACCAGATACTGAAATACCTATAGAAGATGAGTACGAAGAGCCTTATAAAGTTGAAGAAGCACCTCCTATTGAAGGACCTAAAGAAACTCCTAATGCTAATAGATTAAGAGCTGCAATAGCAGCAGCAGGATACAGAGAAAAGAAAAAGAAAGGTTATACAACAGGAGAGCTTACCAGTGCTACAGATGCATCTCCTAACACTACCGGTGTAGTCGATATTATACCAGAAGTAGCAGATTTAGGAATTGCAGTCATTCGAGCAGTCAAAAGAGAAATACCGGGTATTACTTTAACATTCACTGGTGGTAATGATAAGTATCATCATAATCCTGATTGGGACTATGTTAGTAGACATGCATCAGGTAGAGCGTTAGACTTTGTAATTAGTCCTTATAGTGCTGAATCTTACAAAAAAGTACTATCTATAATAGAGTCTTTTGCTGCTGGGGAAAATGATCAGGTAAGGTTTAAAGATGAGTATAAAAAACTTACAGCTCAAGGTACAGGAGCACATTTTCATATTTCTTGGGGTAAAGGAAGTGAAGGGAAGAAAGAACTTGCAGCTGCAATAAAAAAAGCAGAAAAAGGAAGTATAGTTAAAAGGAATATATAATATGTGGTTACCTCCATTTAAAATAATAAAAGGATTATTTGCAGTATCAGGTCAATTTACACTTGATGACGGCTCTGACTATGTCGGTCCATACCACTCTACTGCTGATAACGGTAATTTTACAGGTTCTGAACCTAGTAAAGATTCAAGAGCACTTAAACCTACTCTTGAAAGAATAGCTGCATCAGATCCATTTGTAGATACTCATAATGATTTAAAAAAAGCAAGAGTAGAATTAGTTTACCCTGTTCCTGAAAATTATAAAAAAGGATTTTTTACTAGATATTTTTTAAATGATACCAGAAATGATAGTATAGTAGAAGTTAACGAAGGAAGTTATAAACGTTATACAAAAGAATTATATATAAAAGGTGCTACAGTAAAATGGATATTAGAAAAACCTTTAAAAGATATTTTTATGAGCGGATTTTTGTATAAAGGTGCTGCAACGAGAAATATAGAGAATGTTAATGAAGCATCTTTAGAAATTCCTAACCTAAAAGAATATATCACAGATTATGGTCAATTTGTAGAAATAGAATCTGATATTGAAGGTTTTAAATTTGAAGAACTTCCTAGAAAAGAACAAGAAAGACTTATCAAAAAAGTTAGACCTAATTTTCAAGAAGCTCCTTTAAAAAAAGCAGCTCCTAGATTTACTAAATTAAAAGATGTTAAAGTAAAAGCTAAATCGAACCTATACACCCCAGGAGGTAGGTTTATGATAAAAGGATCAAAACAAGAATATAAAGGTTTTTACCATATTCATCCTGAAAAAGGAGCAATGGAAGGAGCAGTACATAAAAAAGAGTTTCATAGAAAGTTAGTTCCTATCAGTACCACTATGGATGTCAATTCTCCTGATATTGCACCAGTTTACACAAGTACTACTACTCCTACTACTAATTTAAATTCAACAGGAGGTTCTCAACCTCAAACAAGCACATATTCAGAGCCTTCTTCAGGAGGTAGTTCTTCCGGAGGCGGCGGAAGTAGTAGTGGAGGCGGTGGAGGCAGCTACGGCGGAGGTTACTAATAGTTGCTTTTTTAATATTTTTTTACTATATTATATAAAAGGTTATATAAATGTTTTATATTGTAGAAGAGGAAAATAAGTTACAACATCTTGAAAAATTAGTAAAACTCGGTTGTTATGTAAATATAATACCTTCAGATTATAATTTTCATCCTAAATTAACTAAAACTACTGCTGTTTATATAAGATTATTAAACAGTTACCATGGATTTATAATTCCAATCGAACACGATGAAGGAATAAATGTAGCTAAAAAACGTGTCTCTACAATATTAAAATCAGCCGGTAAACTATATACATTAGATAAGAAAGAGTTGCTCTATCATTTTAGTTTACCTGAAGCTATAGATTTATCTTTATTATACTCTATGAAGTATTTTCAAAGATTAGAATTTACTAAGTTGGATAATAAATTAAACTACTTCTACAATAAATTTAGAACCCAAAATAATATTAATCAGCTAATACCTCTTTCAAAACTTTATGAATCTTGTGAGGAGTTGTATGAAAAAATAAAAGAACATATTAAAATTGAACAACCTTCCGGTTTTGACTTCTACAATAATACAGCAACTTCAGTATTTTATTTGTTAGAGCAACAAGGTTTAGGTATAGATAATGAAGAATTTATAAAAAAGTTTAATCCAAGAGAGCCACGTTATAATATAGAAAATAACGTAGTATTAACATCGTATAACCTTTATAATGCTACTTCAAGACCTACTAATTCTTATAATAGTGTAAACTTTGCAGCAATACCTCATACTGAAGGACATAGAAAACTTTTTAACCCGTTAAACGATTATTTTGTAGAGTTTGATTTCGATGGATACCACCTTCGTTTACTTTGTGATGAGATAAACTACAAACTAACTGATGAATCTGCTCATAAACAACTTGCTAAAAACTACTTTAGTACTGATGATATTAGCGAACAACAGTATAAAGAAGCAAAACAAATTAATTTTCATGCAATATACGGTAAAATACCGGAAGAACACAAGAATTTAAAGATTTTTAAAAAAATACAAGAGTATATTGATAGTATGTGGAGTAAGTTTAACGATAATGGATTTGTTTGTAATCCACAATCAAAAAAACCTTTCACAAAAGAACTAAAAGATATGCATCCAGCTAAACTTATGAATTATATGATGCAATCGTTGGAAACTTCAAATAATATTCTTATATTAAAAAAAGTACTAAAGTATTTACAAAAGAAAAAAACAAAAGTAGCACTTTATACATATGATGCAATACTTTTTGACTTTTCTAAAGAAGATGGAAAAGAGACTTTACAGGAAATACAAGAAATTTTAGAAAACGATAAAAAATTTCCAGTTAAGTTTAAATTTAGTAAAGATTTAGTTTTATAGAAACAGTTTAATATTTATATAAAATGCAAACAGTTACAGATTTTTCGTTGAATTATGATCTCGACGAAGTTTATTTAAACGATGATATGAGCAACAAACTGTTCTGTACATTTTCAACAGAGGAATCTTTAGACGATGTACTTACTTCTATAAAAGAGAAATATCGCATTGTATATAATAAAATATTCGTACTTTATTCTAAAAGTCAAAATGAATATATTTGTACATACAATGTCGACTTTGGAAATGTGTCTACATTTCTTGAAAATACTATTCTAGTACATAGGAAGAAAGAAACTAATACATTATATACTATTAATGCTTTAAATACATTAATAAAAGAACTAAATAATGGCCAATTAGATACTTCCTACAAAGTAAACTGGTCAGACTACAGAAATTGTATTCTATTAACGAAAGGACCAGAATTGAAAAGAATTAACACCAAACTATTTAACATAATAGAGTTGGATCGTTAATATTTTTTTCGTATATTATTAATAAGTTATATTTTAAAATAAATGTTATATGGATTTAAACGCTATCAAGGCTAAGCTAGATGCCTTAAACAACAACGGACAGGATAGAGAAAAGACAGACTACTCTAAAATATTTTGGAAACCTGAGCAAGGTAAACAAACTGTTAGAATAGTTCCTTCTGTTTTCGATCCTTCATTTCCTTTTAAGGAATTAAAATTTCATTACGGTATAGGAAAGTATCCTATGATTGCCTTATCTAATTTTGGTAAGCAAGATCCTATTGAAGAATTTGTAAAAGAGTTACGTAAGACTAACGATAAAGATAATTGGTCTCTTTCAGGTAAAATATCACCTAAGACTAGAATCTTTGCACCTGTAGTAGTTAGAGGAGAAGAAGATAAAGGAGTAAGATTATGGGGATTCGGAGTAACTATTTATAAAGCTTTATTAGCTCTTGCTGAAGATGAAGATGTAGGTGATTTTACTGATGTATTGAATGGATGGGACTTAATTGTAGAGCAACAACCAGGCAATCCTTACCCTACTACGACTGTAAGAATCAAACCTAAACAAACACCATTATCTGATAATAATGATTTAGTAGAAAGTTGGTTGAAAACTCAACCTAACCCTGTAGAGTCATTTACTCAGTACGATTACGATTTCGTTAAAAAACAACTTCAAAATTACCTTAACCCAGGTTCAGCTGAAGAAGATCAACCAGCTGCTTTACCAGGTGGTACAGATAATAGCACTCCAGCAGCTAAATCTGACTTTACGTTAGAAAATGCTACCGGGGGCAATAAAGATACTGTGAGTAAATTTGATGACTTATTTAACGAATAAAAATGGCAAAAAAGAAAGAAGTACAGCAAAGAGCGACCGCTTCGGTACGTAAGTCGTTCAATCTAAGTAATTTTAAAAAGAAGAAAGGTTTTTCTAACGCTTCAGTTAAGTTTAAACCTCAAGGATGGATTCCTTTATCTCAAGCTTTTCAAGATATAACTTCTTTACCAGGTATACCAACTGGCCATATAACTCTATTAAGAGGTCATAGTGATACAGGAAAAACTACGGCTTTGATAGAAGCAGCGGTGAATGCTCAAAAACTGGGCATTCTACCTGTTTTTATTATAACAGAGATGAAATGGTCATGGGAACATGCTAAAGAAATGGGACTACAGTTTGATGAGGTTACTGATGCAAATGGTAACGTTACTGATTACGAAGGTCACTTTTTATATGCAGATAGAGGACAGCTAAATACTATTGAAGATGTAGCAGTATATATTGCTGATCTTATGGATGAACAAGCAAAAGGTAACTTACCTTTCGATATGTGTTTCTTCTGGGATAGTATTGGTTCTGTTCCTTGTGATCTATCAGTACGTTCTAATAAGAATAATAATGAATGGAATGCAGGAGCTATGTCTACTCAATTTGGTAATAACTTAAATCAAAAGATATTATTATCTAGAAAAGAAAATTCACCTTATACTAATACCTTAGTAGCTATTAATAAAGTATGGACGATGAAACCTGAATCGCCTATGGGTATGCCTAAACTTCAAAATAAAGGAGGTATGTCTATGTGGTACGATTCTACGTTAGTAATAACTTTTGGTAATATCACTAATCCAGGAACATCTAAAATTAAAGCTATTAAAAATGGTATGCAAGTAGAGTTTGCTAAAAGAACTAATGTACAGGTAGAAAAGAACCATATTGGAGGAGTACAATCTAGAGGTAGAATTGTTATGACTCAACATGGATTTATACCTGATGATAAAAGAGCAATCGATAAGTATAAAGATGCTCATAAGGACCATTGGTTAAAATTAGTTGGTTCAGTAGACTTCGATCTAATAGAAGAAGGAGATTTAGAGGAAACACCCATAACTCCTAATTTATTAGATTAATGGCATACGAAAATATTTTAAAGAACTTAAAAGAAACCCCTCCGAGAAAGTTAAACGATCATATTCTTGTAATAGATGCAATGAATATGTTGATACGTAGTTTTTCACTTCTCAAAGCGATGAACCCATCAGGTGCCCATATCGGGGGCCTGGTAGGGTTTCTTCGTTCTTTAGGGTATGTTACTAGAATATTTGATCCTACAAGAGTAGTAGTAGTATGGGACGGTAAAGGAGGTTCCGGAAATCGTAAGAATATAGATCCTAATTATAAAGCTCAAAGAGCTACAGCTAGAATAACTCACTGGGGTTTATACGATAGTAGAGAAGAGGAGCAAGAATCTTTAATTAATCAGTTACTAAGAGTTCAGGACTATTTAGATTGTTTACCAATGCAGCAAATAGTTATGGAAAAATTAGAGGCTGATGATATTATAGCATATTTAGCAAAACAAGCAGCTCAAACTGATAAAAAAATTACTATCGTTTCATCTGATAAGGATTTTTTACAGTTAGTAAATAATAATATTGAAGTGTATGCTCCTGTTAAAAAAACTACTTTTACTAAAGATAATATTTTAGATGAAATTAAAGTTTTACCTGAGAACTATAACATAGTTAAAGCATTATTAGGAGATAATTCTGATAATCTTCCCGGAGTAAAAGGATTAGGGATAAAAACTATATTAGCGGAATGGAAAAGCTTTACATACGATCCTTTAGCATCTTTACAAGATATATGGGACCATTGTGAGACACAGTTAGATACAAAAAAACCTAAGAAGATATTTGCTAAAATACTTCATGAATGGGATAGAGTAACGAAAAATTATGAAATGATGAATTTACATGAATCTGTGTTGGATATTAAAGAAAAAGATCATATATTAGATATAATAAAAAGTGAAATACCTGACTTACAGACAGGAGCTTTTTTACACCTTTTAGATCAAGATAAGATTGAAGGTATAACAAAGAATACTGAAGGTTGGTTAGAAAATTTCAGGGGTTTAACAGTTTTTAAAAAATAGGTTATAATGACATTAAAGTCACTTCAAGCATACGGTAAAGCATTTCAATTAAAAGTGTTAGGATCGTTACTAACGGATAAAAAGTTTTTATTAAACGTAAGAGACGTACTTCACGATACTTACTTTGATGCTGATTCTCATAAATGGATTATTACTCAGATTATTAATTATTTTGATAAGTACCATACTACTATTACTATGGACGTATTAAAAGTAGAGTTACAAAAACTTGAGAATGAAGTCTTGCAGGTAGCCTTAAAAGAAGAATTAAGAAACTCTTATCAAGCATCTCAAGATGACTTAGAGTATGTTCAAGAAGAGTTTCAAACGTTCTGTAAAAATCAAGAAATGAAACAAGCTATTCTTAGTTCAGCTGATTTACTTAAAGAAGGAGACTTCGACGGTATAAGGAATATGGTTGAAAAAGCTATGAAAGCAGGTATGGATAAAAATATTGGACATGAATATAATAAAGATGTTGAAAGCAGGTATAGACAGGATTACAGGCCTACTATTCCTTCTCCTTGGCCTATCCTTAATGATGGTTTACAAGGTGGGTTTGGTCCTGGCGATCTTGGGATTATTTTTGGTAGTCCCGGTGGTGGTAAGTCTTGGACTATGGTTGCAATTGCTGCTCATGCTGTTAAGTTGGGCTATAAAGTTAACTACTATACTCTTGAACTCGGAGAAGACTATGTTGGTAAGAGATTCGATTGCTACTTTACAGGATACTCTATCGACGAAGTTAATAAACATCGTAAAGATGTTCAGACGCATGTTGATAATTTAAAAGGTAGGTTAATAGTTAAAGAATATGCACCTAAACAAGCAAGCGTTAACACAGTAAAAGCTCATATACAAAAGTGTATGGATATGGAGCATAAACCTGACTTAGTAATAATAGATTATGTAGATTATTTAAAAGCACCTTCTAAAGGCAAACATGCAGAAAGAAAGCATGAAGTCGATGATGTGTTTATAGCTACTAAAGGTTTAGCAAAAGATTTAAAAATACCTATTTTAACTCCTTCTCAAGTAAATAGAATGGGAGCTAAAGATAGTATAATTGAAGGAGATAAAGCAGCAGGATCATACGATAAAATGATGATTGCTGATATTTGTTTATCTCTCTCTAGACAAAAAGAAGATAAGGTTCTGGGTACCGGAAGAGTTCACGTAATGAAAAATAGATACGGAATGGACGGTATGACTTATCACGTTAAGATGGACACTAACAATGGACATATTGAATTTCAAGGTGAAGCTGATTTAGATTCTCTTGATTCTATTAACGAAAATGGAGTAACTCCTACTCATCGAGAACTGGCTAAAAAGTTTTTTAGTCTTGAACAAGGAGATAGTGCTTAAAGGACATATTTATATGAGATGTCCTCAAGAGATTTACTTCGATACTCTTGGGGATATTTTATCTAATAACAAAAAGTATATATAAAGATATATGGTTTTAAGACTTTAAAACATTATCAACTAATTTATAAACAGTAACCTAAAAAGAAAATAAAATATTATGAAAAAAGACATATTCGAACCCAGCGAAGATGTGAGAGGAAACGACTACCCACATTTACTTAGATATGCAAATGTGATTTGGGAAGCTTTCTGGACCCCTGAACATTTTGATTACGATAGAGATGTAAGAGATTTTAAAACTAAATTTAAACCTCATGAACAGGAAGCAATGAAAAGGTCAATGTTGTGTATAGGAGTAGTAGAAAATAAAGTTAAAACATCTTGGGCTAGAGTTGATATTAGGTTACCGAAAACTGAAATAGCAGATGCAGGTTTTGTATTTGCCGGAAATGAAGTAGTTCATAGAAGAACATATAAACAAGGATTAGATCTATTAGGTTTAGAAGATGTATTTGAAAACGTAATGGAAATACCGCAAATAGCCGGTAGAGTAAAGTACCTAAATAGATACTTAGAAGGTTATACATCTAGATCTAATAAAGAATTTACTAAATCTCTAATTTTATTTTCTCTTTTAGTTGAAAACGCAAGTTTATTTTCTAATTTTTTAACAATATCTGCATTTGGTAAGTATAAAAATATGTTTACTAATTTTACCACTGTTGTTAACGCTACAAGTAAAGAAGAAGCAATACATGCACAGTTTGGAGCTGAATTAATTAAAATTATTAGAGAAGAAAATCCTGAATGGTTTGATCTAGAAATGGAAAATAAAATCCGTAGAAATATAAGAAAAGCTCTAAAAGCAGAAGAAGAATTAATAGATTGGGTATTTGAGAATGGAGAGTTAGACTTCATGCCTAAAGCTGTTATAAAAGAATATACTAAACAAAGATTAAATCATGGACTGGAGTTAATAGGTTATGAAAAAGAATATGAAGTAGATAAGGAACTATTAAGACCAACAGAATATTTCGATAGAATGGCAAAAGCACCTATAGCTTTCGATTTCTTCGCACAGAAAAGCACAGATTATAATAAACAAAATTTAATTACAGAAGACGCATGGGACTAAAGTTACAATGGCTCAAAGATACTGAGCAAATAGAAATGTTAGAGAGAGGTTATTTAGAAAAAGGAGAAACAGCAGAAGAAAGATTTCAAACAATTTGTAACACAGTTCAAAAATATGCTAATAAGTTAGCTACTACTAAAGAATCTAAAGAATATGTAAAGGATATAGGAAAAAGGTTCGAAGAATATGTGTCTAAAGGATGGACTTCTTTTTCTACTCCTGTTTTAAGATCTTTTGGTTCTGAATATAATCTACCTATTAGTTGTAACCATTCAGTCATAGAAGATTCTATAGATGGAATTTATAAAAGATTTTATGAAACTGGTATATTAGCTAGTAGGGGAGCAGGCACTGCTGTAAATGTTTCTGATATTAGAGAGATTGGTTCTCCTATAAGATCAGGCGGTGAAGCAAATAGTATAATGGAATGGATTGAGCTTTACGCAGATATGATGAGTAAAACTGCTCAAAATTCTCAAAGAAGAGGGTTTATAACATTTTACTGTAATGCAGACCATCCTGAAATTATGGATTTTTTAGATATAGGTACTGAAAGAATACCTAAAGATAAACAGAGATTTTTAACAACAGTTACTACCGCAGTTGTATTACCTAAAGGATTCAGAAAAGCATTAAAGGAAGGAGATAAGCAAAAAAGAAAAATATTTACTAAGATTTTAAATACAAGAAAAGAAGCAGGATTTCCTTATATTTTAGATATTGAAAATTCAAATAAAGGTATATGTCAAGCTTATATAGATAAAGGATTAGAAATACGTAATGCAAATATATGTGCTGAAGCTATTGAGTATACCGATTACGATAAAACTTTTGCATGTTGTTTATCTTCTATAGTAGCTTACCATTGGGATGAAATTAAAGAAGATCCTAACTTTTTATTTGATATGAATATTATGCTTGATTGTGTAATTGAAGAGTATATTGAAAAAGGAGAAAAAATTCCTGGAATATCTGCAGCAATTAAATTTGCAAAGGAACATAGAGCAATAGGATTAGGAATATCAGCATTTCATTCATACCTACAGAAGAATTTAGTAGAATTTGGATCAATAAAATCTTTTCAAATCAATGCAGATATATTTTCTACTATGAGAGCTGAAGGAGATAGAGCTTCTAAATGGATGGCTAAACATTTTGGAGAACCAAAAATGCTTGAAGGTTATGGAGAACGTAATACAAGTAGAATGGCACAAGCTCCTAAAAAATCTACTAGTTTTATAGATGGAGGAGTTACAATGGCTTTCAGTGAAGGTATAGAACCTCATAAAATAAACTACGGTGAGAAAATGGTTGCTAAAGTTCAAGTAGAATGGAAAAATCGAGAATTAGAAGCATTATTAAAAGAAAAAGATAAAGATACAGAGGAAGTATGGAATAGTATACTAACTTACGGTGGTTCAGTACAGCATTTAGACTTTTTATCTGATCATGAAAAATCAGTTTTTAAAGTATTTCACGAAATTTCTCAAGTAGATGTAGTTAATTTAGCAGCTCAAAGACAGGAGTATATAGATATGGGACAGTCTATCAATTTAGCAATACATCCATCTTCACCTCCTAGAGATGTAATAAAATTACATTTAGATGCTTTTGAAAAAGGTATTAAATCTCTTTATTACCAGTATAATTTAAATGCAGCTCAACAATTTTCTCAAGAATTACTAACTTGTAGTGCTTGCGAAGGATAAATTTAAGTTAAAATGTATAAAAGAATAACAGATATATTAGCTAAAGAAAGTAAAAGACAGGATAATACTATTGAACTTATAGCTAGTGAAAATTTTGCTAGTAAAGCAGTAATGGATTTAGCAGGATCAATCCTTACCAATAAATACGCAGAAGGATATCCAGGTAAGAGATACTATAATGGGTGTGAACACATGGACGAAATAGAAAATCTCGCTATCGAAGAATTAAAAAAGTTATATGGTTGTAACTTCGCTAATGTCCAGCCCCATTGCGGTGCTAACGCTAATACTGCAGTTTTTCAAGCATTTTTAAAACCAGGCGATAAAATACTTGGAATGGATTTAGCTAGTGGAGGCCATTTATCTCATGGAAGTAAACCTAATATATCAGGAAAGATATATGATGCTTATTCCTACGGTGTTAATAATAACGGTCTTTTAGATTATGTTAATATAAGAGATATTGCTTTAAAAGTTAAACCTAAATTAATTATAGCAGGAGCAAGTGCTTACTCTAGAGTTATAGAATGGAAAAGATTTAGAGAAATAGCAGATGAAGTAGGAGCTATATTATTAGTAGATATGGCTCATTATTCAGGATTAATAGCAGGAGGAGTATATCCTAGTCCTTTTCCTTATGCTGATGTAGTTACTTCTACTACTCATAAAACTTTAAGAGGTCCTAGAGGAGGAATAATATTATGGAATAGTGAAAAGTATACTAAAAAGATTAACGGAGCTATCTTTCCAGGTACTCAAGGAGGTCCTTTAATGCATATAATAGCAGCTAAAGCTCAATGTTTTATAGAAGCTAATACTCTTGAATTTAAAGGATACTGTAGTAGAGTAGTAGAGAATGCTAAGGCTATGTGTGAAGTATTTAATCAAAATAACATATCAGTTCTTACAGGAGGTACAGATTCTCATTTAATACTTATAGATTTATCTGATAAGAAATATAGCGGAAGAGAAGTAGCTGATAGATTAGAGGAGAACGGTATTACAGTTAATAAGAATGGAATACCTAATGATCCTAGAAGCTTTGTTGAAACTAGCGGTATTAGAATTGGAACAGCAGCAGAGACGACTAAAGGTCATAATAAAGAATGGTTTAAAGAACTAGCAAATAAAATAAGTATTTTAATAAATAATTAAGTACAAATTTTAGTTGTATAATTAAAATAATTTTCGTATATTATAATATGGTACAAGCTATAAAATTTTACGCAACTTGGTGCGGTCCCTGTAAAGAATATAGTAAAATATGGGATGAAGTAAAAAAAGAATTAGAAGATAAAGTAGAATTTATCGATATTAATGTTGATAAAGATGACTCAGGATTATCGGATAAATATAAAGTAAGATCTATACCTTATACTGTAGTTAATAGAGATGGAGTAACTTCATCTAAAGTTGGTCTTTTAACCCAAGAAGAATTAAAAAAGTTAATTAATAATTAAAAGTTATAAAAAATGTTACGTAAACCAGATTCAATACCCTCAAGCGATACTGTGATAGAAGATCCAGTATTAGAACCTTTTTTCATTACAAGATCTCCATCAGGAGGTTTTACTTTATATGAAAGAGTAATCAAAGGAGAAAATAATACAGAATATATTAAAACTGTTTGTTACCCTTCTAATTTTAATTATGCATTAAAAAAAGCATCAGAAGAGTTATTAAACACAAGTAAAAGATTTACTAGCTTGAAAGAGTATATAGATGAATATAGAGTTATACAAGAAAAAATTAGTAACGTAATAGAATAGCGTTTGCCTATACGCTTTATAATACCTGGCAAAAATTTAAAATTATATAAAAATAGCGAAAAACGTAGTAGTGTCCTTATCAGGAGGGATGGACTCCTCAACCTTATTACTTAGATGTTTATCTGAGTATGATAATGTAACAGCAATGTCTTTTGATTATGGTCAAAAGCATAAAGTAGAGTTAGATAGAGCTCAAGAATTAGTAGATTATTTAGCAAAAAATGGTCATACTGTAAATTATCAAGTTATTAAATTAGATGGTTTAGTTAACTTATTAAATTCTAATCTTGTTGAAGGAGGAGATGATGTTCCGGAAGGTCATTATGAAGAAGATAATATGAAAGCTACAGTAGTACCTAATCGTAATAAAATATTTGCTTCTTTAGTACAAGCAGTAGCTTTATCTGCTGCTAATGCTAATGGAAATGATACTGATATTGCTTTAGGAATACATGCAGGAGATCATGCTATTTATCCTGACTGTAGACAAGACTTTAGAGATGCAGATGATCATGCATTTAGAGAGGGTAACTGGGATGCTGATAAAGTAGGTTACTTTACTCCTTATTTAGAAGGTGATAAATTTGATATCTTAAAAGATGGAGAAGTATTGTGTGATAAATTAGGTATTGATTTTAATGAAGTTTATTCAAGAACTAACACTTCATATAAACCTATCAAACATTATCATAGACCTGAAACTAACGCTTGGAAATGGTATTCAGATTATAAATCAGCTTCTTCAGTAGAAAGAATTGAAGCTTTTATAAAATTAGGAAGACCTGATCCAGTTGCTTATGCTAATGAAACTGGTCCTGTAGATTATGAAGTAGCTAAAAATCACGTAGAAAAATTATTAGCAGACTATGTCAAGTAAGGAACAAAGAAACGGTAATACTCAGTTAAATTCTGAAAGAGAGAGTGTTAACAAAAGAATCTCTAAATTTAAATATTTAGGGCAGAGTAAAAGAGTACAGTGGGATAATAAAAGATCTAACCGTACTATTTAAAATTTTCCCAGTGGAGCAGTAGGTAGCTCGCTTTGGCTTAACTCGGTGCAAAATAGATACGATCGTGAAAAGCTAAGAGGTCAAAGAGGTCGAGGGTTCGAGTCCCTCCTGGGGTAACTAAGTATGAGAAGAAGAAAAATTTATAGACAGAGTATAGATTTAAAATCAGTAAAAAACAAAACCGTAGTATTTTGTATACCAGGTAGAGTTTTTTCAAATCATTTTTTACAATCTTGGACTGAGCTCCTTGCATGGTGCTCTAAAAATAATATTACTCCTGTATTTAGTAATGGTTATGATGCTGTAGTTTACTACGCTCGTAATAAATGTTTAGGAGGAAATACCTTAAAAGGTGTAAATCAAAAACCTTTCCAAGGTGATATTGATTATGATTATGTTATGTGGATAGATTCAGATATGGTTTTTTCTCCTTCTGATTTTTCGACTTTATTAGATATGGACAAACCAATTGCTTCAGGAATATACAAAATGCAAAATAATCATAATTATGCAACAGTAATTAAAATGGAAAAAAATGATTATATGCAAAACGGTCATTACGATTTTTTAGATGATAAAACATTAAACATACTTCCAGATATCTTTAGAGTTGATTATACAGGATTTGGATGGATACTATTTAAAAAAGGAGTTTTAGAAACTTTAAAGTACCCTTGGTTTAGACCTTATTGGTATAATTTTGATAAAAATATTAAAGAGTTTACTTCTGAAGATGCTGGAATATGTAAATCTTTAAGGGAAGAAGGTCACTTTATTTACGTTAATAAAAATTTAATAATTGGTCACGAAAAAAGTTGTATATTAAGGTAATTTTTCTTATCTTAGATTATATTTATAGACAATAGTGTCGTAGCACCACTTTAAAAACAAATATATGCAAAACAAAAAAGAAGATACTTCAGTATCGGTTAATGGTCATAGAATACCAGATCCTAAATTACACCAATTACTTAGTTTCATAAAATCAGCTATTAGAATAGTTGGATATATCTTAATACCTATTAGTTTAATATCTGCTGCTATTGTATTAGTTTTTAGTGAGGTTATTGGTATAATTGAAGAATTAGTTTAAATTATTATAAAATGGGAATATTTCAATCAAGTAAAGTTTTTGACGGATTTAGTACAGTGTTTCGTCAATGGAAAGCTAAAGAAACACACTGTAGATTTGTTCATGGATATGGAATATCATTTAAAGTATATTTTGAAGGTGAATTAGATGAAAGAAATTGGGTTTGGGATTTCGGAGGAATGAAAAGAGCTAAAACTAAAATTGATGGTAAATCTCCAAAAGAGTGGATGGATTATATGTTTGATCATACTATGATTATAGCTGAAGATGATCCATTTATAAAAGCTTTCCAACAGATGGGAGAGTCGGGAGTAGCTCAAATCAGAATTATTCCTGCAACAGGAGCTGAAAAATTTGCTGAATTCATATTCAATAAACTTAATAAATTTGTTCAAACTGAAACTGATGGTAGAGTTAAAGTTACCAAAGTTAAGTTTATGGAACATGGTAAAAACGCAGCAACATATGGGGCTTAAAAGAGTAAAAGATTATAACAAAACTCTTGCAGTATTAGAACTTTATACAGCAGTTCAATCTGAAGGTAGTAGAGCAGGTTATCCTACGATAGTAGTTAGAACTTCAGGATGTACTCATAGATGTTATTTTGGTGAAGGAGGATGGTGTGATTCTTGGTATACAAGTATCCATCCAGAAAAAGGAACATATTGTTTTCAAGATATAATAGATATGTACGATAAACATCCTCATATATCAGAAATGATGCTTACTGGAGGTTCTCCTACTATGCACCCTGCTTTAGTTAATGAATTAACACATTTTGCAAATGAAAGAAATATTTTTATTACTATTGAAACTGAAGGTAGTCATTTTCTTCCTACTGATTACCCTATTAACTTGCTTTCTATTAGTCCCAAGTTTTCTAATAGCATTCCCGTTCTTGGCGTTAAAACGCCTCAAGGCGATATAGTAGATGAAAGAATGATAAGGAAACATAATTCTAAAAGAGTTAATGTAGATGCTATAAAAAAGTCTATAGAATATCATTCCGATTATCATATTAAACCAGTTCTAGATAAAGAATTATCTATGGTTGAAGAAGTACAAGAATTATTAGATACATTAAATATTCCTAATGAGAAAGTATGGGCTATGCCTGCTGGTGATGACAGAGAATCATTAATGGAATCGTATCCAGTAGTAATGGATTTTGTTAGAGATAGAGGATGGAGATTTACAGGTAGATCACATATAATGGCTTTTAATACTGAAAGATGCGTATAAAATTAATTTACGGAACAGATACGGGTAATACCGAATTAATAAAAGAAGATTTAGTTAGATTACTTGATGGATCAGCAGCAGAACCTGATGACGTTACTGTTACAGAAGTAGCTGATCTTATTGATGAAGATTGGAAAACTCATGAAAATTATATTTTAGGTATTCCTACTTGGTATGATGGTGAGTTACAGAGTGATTGGGAAGATTATTTTGAAGATTTTAAAACTCTTGATTTTACAGGGAAAAAAGTAGCTATATTTGGTTTGGGAGATCAATTAGGATATGATGAATGGTTTTGTGACGGTATAGGTATATTAGGAAAAGTAGTTATAGAAGGAGGAGGTAAATTAATAGGTTATACTGAAAAAGATGAAACTTATGATTTTGAGACTTCATTAGCATTAGTAGACGAAAATACATTTTACGGACTTGCCTTAGATGAAGATAACCAGCAAGAGTTAACAGAAGAGAGATTACAAAAATGGGTTTTACAGATTAAAAAAGAATTTAAGTTATGAATGAAAAAGAGTTTGTAGATTGGTTACGAGGATTTGTTTCCGGAGTACATCATTATAGCATTACCCCAGCTCAATGGGACTATTTAAAAGAGGTTTTAGGAACAGTAGATAAAACTTCATATGCAGATTATTCTACTGGAAATTGGGTTATGAATAATTCATGGGAGTAAAAAAAGTTTATATTTCTTGGGATGAAGTCTATAAGATGCTAGATGAAATAGCAAATGGAATTAACGATAATATAACAAGCGTTTCAGGTATCCCAAGAGGAGGTAGTTTACTAGCTATTTTATATTCTCATAGATATAATATTAAATATAGAAGTGCACCTATAGTAGGAGATCCAAACCAACTTATAATAGATGATATTGCAGATTCAGGTGAAACTTTAAAACTTTGGCAAAATGATTTTAAAGATAGCATTTTTGCTACTCTACACTACAAAAGTATTTCTATAGTTGAGCCCGATATTTTTGCAAAAAAAATAGAAGAAGATTACGGATGGATAGTATATCCGTGGGAAAGGAAAGATTCAAAAACTATTCAAAATTATTTGGATAATTAAATTAAAAATCGTATATTAATTAATAAAGTAAATAAATGGCAAAAAAAGCAATAAAAGGTACTGAACTTGTAAAAGCTGGATATGCGAACGGTATATCTTTACAGTTAGCCGAGAAAGGTGAAGGAGGAGAATTATCTACTTCTGAAAAACAAAAAATTATAAATAATGCAGCAGCAGCTTATGCTCGATTCTTAGAAGCATTAGGTTGTGATTGGCAGAATGATCCTAACTCAGAAGATACTCCTATGAGAGTTGCTAAAGCATACGTAAATGATTTATGGGCAGGAAGGTTTGAACCTTTAACTAAAATTACTGCTTTTCCTTCTGATGGATATGACGGTATAGTTCAAGAAAGTAATATACCTGTTACTTCTATGTGTTCTCATCATCATCAAACTATTGGAGGAAGAGTAAGTATTGCTTATGTTCCTTCTAAAGATGGTTTAGTAGTAGGTTTATCTAAATTAAATAGAATAGTAGAGCATTTTGGTAGAAGAGGAGCTATTCAAGAACAACTAACAGTAGCTATCCATCATGCAGTAGATAAAATATGTGAAGGTAATATTGGAGTTGCAGTAATGATAGATGCTACTCATAACTGTGTAAGCTGTAGAGGAGTTAAACATCACGGAGCTTCAATGCAAACAGCTAAACTTTCAGGATGTTTCTTAAATGAGTCTTCTGCTAGAGCTGAATTTTATAAGAATATAGAACTCGCAGGAGTTTGTAAACATTAAACTATGGGTAAACAATTATCTTTATTTCCGGTAGATACTGAAAAGTATAAAGTACAGTCAAAAGAAGGATACGTACCTTTTGTATCTGAAGTTGAAGAATTTAATAGTACATTTGGTAAACCTAATAATTATGAACCTACAATACCTTCTAAAAAAGATTGGCAATTCGTATACGATTTTATTCTTGAAGAACTTGAAGAGTATAAAGTTGCCTGCGAAGAGGGCAATATTGTTGAAGTGCTTGATGCTTTATGTGATATTGCCTACGTTTCGTTGGGTAACGGAACTATGCTACATGGTCTTAAAGATAAAATATGGCCAGCGTATCTCGAAGTACAAGGGTCGAATATGTCTAAGGCTTGCTCAAGCGAAGAGGAAGCACAAGCTACCGTTAAATCACGTACTAAAGAGCAAGGCGAACCGTGTCACTATGAAAAGGTTGGAGAACATTTTGTTGTCTATAGAACACGAGATAAAAAAGTAATGAAAAGTAATAACTATTATAGACCAAACTTAAAAAAATTCTTTGATAATGAGTGATTTTGTTATAGGAGTAGGCTTATTACCTATTTTGATATTAGTCAATTATATTGTTTTAGCTTTATGTAAGTTTTTCCCTAAACATATCTTATCTATGGCTTCAGTAATGATAGGCTTAGATACTATAGCTACTTTAGGATATACATTTACTGCTAATATCTTTGTAACTGAAATGAAGTCAATGGTAGGAGGAATAGGTCTAGCAATATTTGCTGCATTAGGTCATAAGGTTTTAACCTTTATTAAAGAATTAGGAGAATTAAATAAACACGAAATAGGTAATTAAAATGATAAATTTAGAAGATCATAAAGTATACGTTCAGTCACATGATATGGATATGGTACCTTATATTATTGCAATAAAAGCTATAAAAGAAGCAGTAAAAAAGGTACAAAATGAAAATGAAGTTTTAGATAAATTAGATGAAGCAATAGCAAAACTATCAGAAGAAATAGCTAATGTAGATAATAATATAGATTTAAAAGATGATTAAAATAGCACACGAAGCTCCTAAAAGTATTTTTGAAGAGATACAAAGATTTACCGATTATGACTACGCTTTAGTTCATTTATTTGAAGAAGATGAAGAATATTTAAAACAGTTTAAAGCAGCAGCATTGAAAGGTAGAGAAATAATATTAGATAATTCTATATTTGAATTAGAGGAGGCTTTTGATGCTGACAGATTTAACTACTGGGTAAATGAGTTAAAACCTACATGGTATATAGTACCTGATGTTTTAGAAGACGGTTATGCTACTATTGATAAAATGGAAGATTGGAATAATAAAGGATTAGGTTATAAGCATAGTGGGAAGATAGGAGTAGTTCAAGGTAAAACTTACGATGAAATAGTAGATTGTTATAATTATATGAAGAATGAAGCTAATGTTGATATGATTGCAATATCGTTTGATTATTCGTATTATAATAAATCAGTACCGCATGCTAATAAATACGTTAGTTGGATGTTAGGACGTGTTAAGTTACTTGGAGATTTAGTTAAAGACGGAGTAATAGATGTAGATAGAAAACATCATTTATTAGGATGTGGATTACCTCAAGAATTTTCTTTTTATAAGCATTCTGATTATGATTGGCTATATTCATTAGATACTTCTAATCCTGTAGTTCACGGAATAAAAGGAATTACTTATGCTCAGGAAGGACTTTGGAGTAAGGAAAGACAGAAGTTATTTGAACTGATAAACTCAGATATTGATATTGATCAGTTAAATACAATTAAAAATAATATTCAAAAATTTAGATGGTTTACAAATGGGAGACATGCATTGGATAACGTTCTTTAGTCAGACAGGATCTGAAATAGCTGATATAGCAGAATCTATCGGTAGATGGCCAGATAGGATAATTACTAACGAAAGACCTGAACATCTTCGTACTATAGATCCTCGTATTGAAAAACAAGGTTACTTTACTTTTCCTAATAAACCTTCTTTAGAAGATTATGAAGAATTATTAGTTAACTTTCCGGAAGCATTAATAACGTTGCACGGTTGGTTAAGAATTATGCCTCCTGAAATATGCGAAAAATTTAATATATTTAATGGTCATCCAGGATTAATAACTGAATATCCTGAACTTAAAGGTAAAGATCCTCAAATAAGAGCTTTTCAAGGAATTAAAGAAGGTAAGTATAGTATTGCAGGAGCAGTTCTACATAGAGTATCTCCAGGAGTAGATGAAGGAAAGGTAATAATGAAAGAATTTTTTAATGTATTTAATTTGGAATTAGACGATTTATTTCGTATATTAAGAGATAGAAGTTTTTATATGTGGTGTAATTTTTTAAAAGCAGCTTTATATGGTAAAACGAATAGCTTTAGTAGGAGCAAGTAGTACAGGTAAAACTACTGTATATGAATTACTTAAAAATAAACTTTCTAAGTATGAGTTTGTTAATGAATCTACTCGTACAGTTGGAGAGTATGGATTTCCTATAAATGAAGAAGGAACTGATGCTACTCAGTTAGCTATTAGTAGTTTTCATTTAGAAGCTTTGTTACAGCCTAATAATCTAGTATTAGATAGATGTTATATGGATGTAGTAGTTTATACTAAGTTTATGGAAAATATTAGAGCAATGACTTATAATTATATTGAAGATACTTGGAATAGAATAAAGCATGAATATACTCATTATATTTATTTTCCTATAGAATTTAATTCTGTAGATGATGGAGTAAGAAGTATAAATGAAGTATGGAGAAAAGATATTGATGAAGAATTTAAAGCAGTATTAGAAGGTGTACGTCAGCCTTATTTGACGGTAACTGGTTCTCCTATGCAAAGAGTAGAACAAATATTAAAATTTATAAATGTATAAATACGGAGCAAAATTACTAAGAGTAGTCGATGGAGATACAGCAGATGTAATGATCGACTTAGGATTTGATACTTGGGTAAAAGCAAGATTAAGATTTAAAGGAGTAGATACCTGGGAAAAAAGAACTAGAGATAAAGCAGAAAAAGCTAAAGGATTAGCAGCTACTGCTTTTACTAAAAGATACTTAGAAATGAATGATGGTAATTTTACTATTCAATCATTCGGTAAGGGTAAGTATGGTCGAGTACTT